TTTTCTCAATGTGCTTCTTCAGTTTCTTGAATGCAGGAAGGCGATCCATGAACCGCTTCTTGATCTGCTTCCCCTCACGCGCTCCACCGTCAATGATCTCTCCAATCAAATTATCACCACCACCATACAACCACGCATATATGAATCGCTTCGCTTGGTTACGATTTTCCAACCCGGCGGCTTCCATGTTCGTGGTGTGGATGTCGCCTTCACACACCTGCTTGGCATACGCACCCCCATCGAAGTACGCGAGGTAGTGGGCCAGCATCCTGAGTTCCAAGCCACTTGCGTCCACCCCCACAAGGACATGCCCATCATCAGGAAGGAACAAGGCTCTGCACTCAGATCCATAGGGGGATGAGACAGAGGGAACCTGAGAGACGTTCGGGCGGGAATGCGAACAGCGGCCTGACACAGTTCCGTTGGTGTTGACGCGACCATGAATCCTGCCATTCTCTACACATCGGAGCCACGCCTCTTTGCCTTCAGCCAGTTGCCCAAGACGTTTGGAGATTGTTAAGTAATCCACCAAGGGCTTTGCTTCAGAGAAGTCCATCGCCTTGAGGATCGTCTCGTCAATCTTTGGTTTACCGTTGGGTGTGTAGTCACGAGGCTTCCAACCATACTTATCAATCAAGCAGCGGGAGATCTGATCACGGGAGCCAGGATTGAACGGCGTAGTCTTCACGCGGAGTGGCCCCTTGAAGATCTGTGAATCTTTGTATCCAGCAGCCTTAGCCGCCGTCTTTGTGGGGTACTGCTCGCAATCCGCCATCCAGTATTGAGGGGTCTTCATGGGAACCTCTACAGGTGGGAAGATCTCCCGCATCCTCCGCTCCAACTCAGCCTTCTTATCTAGAAGTTCTGCGTGGAGTTCCTTGGCAGCGTCCACGTCAAACCGGAACCCATGACGCTCTTGCTTGTAGATGATCTCTGCAAACCTGTGCTCTAGCACCTGACTGCGAACCGTGGGTTCTTCCCGCTGGATTGCTTGCCACAACCGCAGGGTTACATGAGTATCTTGGACACAATAATCCTCCATCTCCTGAGACCAGGCAGACCAGTCGGTGTAATCACCTTTATATTCTCCGAGACGGTAGCCCCAAGCCTTCAGTGAGTGAGACCCGATCAAGTTCTTGGGGTACTCATCGCCCCGCTTGAAGTCCTCGTCGCGGATGTCGGGCCACACCAATCGAGACAACAGCATGGTATCCCGTAGACATCCGTTCATCCGAAAGTCTGGATACAACTTCTGAATGGCGGGGATATCAAAGGACATTGCGTTATGCCCGATCACCTCATCAGCCAAGGAAATCTCCTGCAACGCCTCGTAGATGTTTTCCTTCTGGTGGTTGTAGGTCTCCACCTTGTTCTTGTTACGGATAACAATGCAGTGGATTTCTTGAAGATCCGAGAGTTCTCTCCAATCCTCGATGGCGTTCGTTTCGATATCAATAATGATTGAGTGCATGGTCATCCTTCATAAGCTTGTGTGTTTTCTCTGATGTATTCAATAATCACCGGATCCTCTTCCAACAACTTCCTGAGTCTTCTGAGCACAGATGCCTCGATCTGCTGAACTCTTTGGTAAGAGATCTCTTTCCCGGTTGCTGCTTCAAGATGAGCCGCAAGTTTCTTGTAGGTCATGGGAGGCATCGCTGAACCTTCTTCCAGTACGGCTCAGTGGCAGCACGGATGTATCCAAGGGGTCCGCCGTTGTGTATTCGACACAGTGTTTCAGGGGTGTCATCAGGTGCATAGCGATCCCAGTACGCCAGCATCACCATCTCCGCATAGTACGGATTGCGAACATCCTCGTAGGTTCCCCCGATCTCTGGGTGCTTCTCTAGGGCATCAAACCAATAGTCGTTTGAGATCTGGTAGGAACCAAGTGACTTGCCGCCATCACCTTCAGCGTTGTTGGGGTCTGGGTGTCCACCCGTTTCCACTTCGCGGATCGCATTAAAAAGGGATCTCGGATAGATCTCCAACAGAGTCCGAATGAATCCACTCTGCAAGTCTTCCTGTTTCTCGGTCGTATTTGAGTTTGTTTGAACAGACACCGCATTCTCCTGAAAATCTATTTTTAAGAACTCTGATGGTCGTGACGTTGGGGTTGTCTTCGTCTTGCTGGTCTCGCTCCAAGCCAACAACAATGTCAGAAAGCTGAGCGATAGCATGAGAACCGCGTAGTTGAGCAAGTGATGTTTGAGCACCATCTTCATGGCCGCGTCCTTCCGGTCTACGTAGATGAGAAACCAGTATCAGAGCGATCCCCAGTTCTTCTGTGATCGACCGGAGGCGGGTCATGGCATGATCAATCATCCGTCTTTCGTCACCATCACCGATACCTGAGACAATGATACTGAGATGATCGAGGAAGATGTGGGTGGCTCCAAGGTGGAGAACCATGTACCGGATCTTAGATACCAAATTGTCCCAAGCCATCGAGCCAAAGTGATCGTAGAGAACCAGCCGGTCATTCCCGATGGCAGCATCAAATGCTTCCTTTAATTTTTCTTCAGGAAAATCCCAGTAATGTTGAGGGCAGTTCAGATAGATACCCATCATCGCCCTGGCGGTCTTCTCGACAGACTCTTCCAGTGCAATGTAGCCAACCTTCTTGCCAGCACCCATCAACCAGTACGCCAGTTCCCGGCACACCGAAGACTTGCCGACCCCCGTGCCGCTGCAAAGGGTGACGAGTTCACCTTGGCGGATACCGTGAGCGAGATCATTGAGGCCACTCCACGGATACGGAACAGAGTCCACCAGTTTATCCGTCATCACCCGTTCCCAGAGATCCTCACCGACAATCACCCCGTCTGGTCTGTAGGTGCGAGCACCATAGACCGCGTTGATCATCTCTTTGACCTTGCCCTCAACCAGACACTCGTTGGCATCCTTGCAGGGCAGCGTGACGATCTTCGCCTTCCCCGGTGACAGTAACAAGGAGCACTCAGTAGCGGCTTCCACACCCGGCTTGTCTTGATCGAAGCAGAAGTGAACATGATCGAACTTCTCAAGGAACTCGATGCTTCTGGTGATGGCCCTCGCGGCTCCCTTCGCACCGTTGGGGATACTCACGACAGGCCACTTGTTGCCAAACGCCTGAGAGACGGAGAGACAATCTATCTCCCCCTCACATACCGTGATGAACTTCCCGCCGTCCCTCCAGAGATGCTCACCGTACAACGCGGTGGCCTTGCCAAGCATCCTGAAGTCTTTGTTAGGTAGTCGTATCTTCTGAGCGACGATCTTCCCGTCACCACCACGGTAGTTCGCAACGTGACAGAGCGTACCGTTGTATTCCCCGATGCCGTACCCGAACTTCTTGCAGGTCTCCTCGGAGAGACCACGACTCTTTATGAAGCGAGCCTCTGATTGTATGAATGCTGATTGCACCGTGTCATCCTCTCGGTACTCAGAAACTTGTTGGTTGTCGCCTGGTTCCCACCGCCCACATCCAAAGCAGAACCCGTGACCATCACTGTAGCGAGCGAGGTTGTTCCTCGATCCACAGTCAGGGCATGGTTCATGTTGGAGAAACGATGAGTTCGATTCTTGGTCCAAAGTCATCCGCCCATCTTTTTCGTGCAGTTAATCTCAAGATCTGGTCATCATCTTCCCAGATTTTTTCATTACAAGAATCAAGGATTGCTTTCACGTAATTATCCACATCACCCCGTGGTTCCACCCGCCGGGTAGTCTTGGGTTTCTTGCAGTAGAACCACAGAGAAACCTCAAGACCCCCGGAGAGCGGTTCGCCAGCATAGACTCCATCCAAAGCGACCTTCGCATCCTTGCGAAACTTACTGTAAGTCTTCCCGTAGTACGTACCCCACCTCGTTACGCGGGGTCTGGACGCAGGGACGGGAGTCACGGGGATGATGAGAACCAAAGTTTTCACATCATTCCTTCCAGTTCGTCATCTGACGTGAGTGATGCGGCAACCGTTTCAAATCCCTCTTCGTTATTGAAGTCGTACGCAGCGGCTCCACCACCACCGAACTCAACGAGGTCGATGATCTGTGCCACACGCAATCTCAGGGAGACCCCGATGCCCATCGTGGGTACATACCAAGGAGCGACCTCCACACCACACCGGAGTGTGGTTCCAGATCCAATCAGGATGTCGTTCGCCATCGGCTGTTGCTTCGCATCAATCAAGGTGGGTCGTTGGGTGATGGTCTTCCCGTCATACTCATAACCGGCTTTCAGTTTGATCTTCAGATCGACCTCGCCAGTTTCCTCACCCTGATCATCAACCACTTCCATCACAGGCAGATCAGCCTTCTTCAACTTCTTCTTCATTTCCTTGGTCTGTTCATCGTGGTACTCGTCACGAACCTTGGTGATCGTAGAGATGAACTCCGCAGCGTCTTCCCCATTCATCCGCAGGTTCACTGAGTAGACACCGATCTGATCAAACTTTCTGTTGGGTTCATTCAGCCACGGATAGATCGCTGTCCCCTTCGGGGTGGTCAGTTTGATGTGCTTCCGTTTACGCATGGGTTTCTCCTGTGGATGGGTTCAAGCAAAGTAGTATTGGGAGTCAAAGACGGACTCGATCTCCAAACCCCCAACGTAGG